CTGCGACGGGCCGCGCACGTTCGATTGGCCGTTGTTGATCGCGTTGACGATGTTCGTCCACAGCGCCGCGCCAGTGCCGCCGATGTTGTCGAACACTTCGGCTTGCGTGCCCGGCAGCGAAATCGTGACCTTGAACGTGCTCGACTTCGTGCCCGCGGTGACGGCGGCGGTGATCGAGTTGCCGCGCGTGCCGGTGTAGATCGCCGTCAGGTTCGCGCCGATTGCGGGCGTTCCGTTCGTGTCCATCAGCTTGCCGGTCGCCGCGACGTCGGTGCCGTCCGTGACGCGCACGTATTGAACCGCGGTTGCGCCTTGCAGGAAGAACACGTTCATCGCGGTCGCGAGGTCGTACTTGCGAACCTGCGGAGCGCCGAGCCATTGCGTGACGTCAGCGGGCGAGCCAACGAGAACCGGCGCATTGACCGGACCCCAGGAGCCAATGCCGACCGCGCCGAGAATGTTCGACGGTACGCCGTTGATGATGAGCGGGGGCGCCTGGATAGACAGATAGACGCCAGGAGCGGAGAGGGCCGAAAAATTCAGCGAGCCAGCTTGATAAATCGGCATTATTTAGCCTCCTTCGCGACCTTCACGCATTTGTCGGCGTGACCTTCGTCGATGACCTTCTGAATTTCGGCCGCATCACTGATGCGCGTGCCGCGCTCGGTGAAGCCGAACTGATGCAGCACGACGAGTTCATAATCGAACGTCGCCGCGTCGTCTTGCTTTGCCATAGGGTTCCTAGACGGGTTTGAGAACGGCGCCGGCATCGGTCACGATGTTCAGGTCGCCGACAATGACTTGCGGAGCGTCCGAGACCTTCGTCGTCGCGTAATCGACGCGATAACGGAAGTCGCGACGAAACAGCCGCGCTTTCTCGCCGATGTCCTGCTGCGGGCTATCCATGTAGACGATTCGCGCGTTGAAGCCATCGGGCATCGCGAGAAACACAAGGTCGGCGAGATTCGGATCGATCACGTTGGCGAGCGCCGTGCGTTGCGCGGGCGTGCTGCACCAAAGCGTGATTTGGAACGCGCGATCTTGGTTCTTGATGACCTTGACCGCGGTTCCTGTGCCGCCCGTTCGAAGTGCGCCAATAGCGGCGTTCGCGGGCAGGGTGATATTTGCGCCTGCGCTTGTCGTGCCGGGATAGTCCTGCGCGATGATTGCGGCGAGCGCTGCGGCGATGCTCGCGAGCGTGTCGGTCGGCTGCACCGAGTAGGAGTAGGGCGAATTGCCGACGAACACCGCGAGGTTTTGCGCGGAGAATGGCGAGGGCAGTGCGCCGCCGACCGTGACGACACTGCCCGCCTTCGCGAGCGTGATCGTCGGTGCGAACGAGTCGCGCGGTTGCCAGCCCTGCATATAGCGCGTCGTCTTGCGCTCGATCGCGGTCGCGTAGACCGAAACCTGCGCTACGCCTTGCGCGAGATCGGAATCGAGGCTCGCTTGCGTCGGCCAGCCCGCGCCCACGCGGACATTGAAGCCGACCGCCGAAGGTTGATTCGTGCCGTTCGGATAGAGCCAGCCGGCGATTAGGCCGACGAGCACGTTCTGCACATCGGAAACGTCGCTCATGTCTGCCCCTGTTGCGCAGTAAGCCGCCAGCCCAAATCGCTAAGCTCAGCGCTCGAAATGATGTAGCGCCGCCCGAGCTCGTCGGCGATGAGGTCGCCTGATCGCAGCACGACGCCCGGCACGAACGGCAGCAGGATCGCCCACCACGCGTCACGCACATCGCCAGGCAGCGCGACACCGCCTTTTTCGCCCTTCGTGCCTTGCAGCACGCTCGCCGGCCATCCGGTCATCAGCGGCGTCTCATTCGCCGCCGTCGTGCCTTCGTAGTCGGTCACCGCGCCGAATTGCGTCTGCACTTGCGGGCGTGTGATGTTGATCGTGCGATTGCACTCGACGACGAGAATCGGGAGAAGCGGTTGTTGAGCCGCGACGAAGAACTTGCCGGTCGCGCCGATGAGGTAATCACCAACTTGCGTAACTCGACCGTCCATAACCGCAAACCACGTCGGTTTGCCGTACTTGTTCGGGCGCCGATAGGTCATGTCCTCCGCGTTGAGACTGGCGAGGAAGTTCGTTGCGACGATCTGCGCGACCGTCATATCCGCCGACGTCGGCCGGTAGAGGGTGAATGCGTTGCCGATGCGCTTCGCTACCTGCGCATAGCCCTTGTAGACCTGCGCTTGTGCTGTCGCGCCGTTCATCAGACCACCAGCGCGATAGAGCCGCCGCTACCCGATACGTCAAACGCCGGGCCGGGCGGGATGCCGAAGAATCCGCACAAGCGGCGCCGCGTCGAGTCGAACAGCGCTTCGCGGTCGCGCTGCTCGTTCTTGTTGTGCGTCCACACGGCAGCGACGTCCGTATCGAGGTTGTCGCTTGTGCCGTAGATGGCCGTTTCCAGCGCGCTCAATTGCGTGAGGTAGTTGGTTACAACCGCCTCTTCCGCGTCCTGCATGTTCGACATGCGGAATTCGAGCGTGCCGTACTGCTGAAAGAATCGATACCCGAACGCCTGAACGGGTTGCCCGCCGTAGAGCGGATAACCGCAGAAGCGTCGAACATCGACCCGTTGAGCGTCGGTGAGCATTAGCCCTGTTCCCCGTTGATGCCGAGCAAGCGCGCGCCGCGCTCGATAAGCAATTTGATTTCAGCCTTCGCCGTCACAACCTCGCCCGCGAGCCATGCCTGAAGGTCGCCGGCTTCGTCATAGAAGCCATGCGGCGCGGCAAGCGTCACAGAGTCGGGGAGCGGAGCGGTTTTTGCAGCCTTGGCGGGCTTCGTGACCTTCGGTGCGTCTGTCGGTGCATCCGAGGTCACGAGAGCCGCTTGCGCGCCTTCTGGCGCAGTTGCGTCACTCATGATTTCCTCGTGAAAAGGGGCGCGCCGGATTTGCCGGAAAACGCGCCCCATGCCCGATTAGGCCGATTCGATCACGACAGCGCGCTTGAAGTAGCTGTTCGTCGCGGTCGGGATGATGTTTTGGTTCGCCGTGATGTCGGTCGGAACAGCGAAGCCACCGATCCAGTACCACGATTGAGCGATGATTTGCTTCAGGCGGTCGAGCGGTTCACGCGTGACCATTGCAACGCCGTCGATCATCTCGATCAGACCTTCCTCGATGCCGATGTCGCTATGCGCAATCGCCTCGTAATCGCCCTCAATCAGCGCGCCTTGGCCGCACATGATGCCGCGATGCACGTTGACCGCGCCGAGCGTTTGCTGCGGCGATTCGACGGTCGGGATGATGCGCAGGCCCATCAGTTCCATCACTTGGCCGGTCTGATACGCTTGCGAGCCGTACTGACCTTGATAGAGCAGTTTGAAATCCGCATCCTTGAACAGACCCTTCAACTGCGCGTTGTCCGCGTAGAAGTTGTACAGACCGCCGACGGTCGGCACGCGGTTGTTGCGCAGCACGGTCACGCCCGCGAGCAGGTCTTGCATCGTGAGCAGGTCGCCCGCGACGATTGCCGAGGTCGAGAGACGGCCGTTCGGACGGAGAACCGAAGCGGCATTCGCGGCGATGACCGAATTGCCGGCCGTGCCGTCAGCGGTCGAGACGTTGCCCGAGAACGTCAACGTACCCGAAACGCCGTTCGGAGCGGTCGAGACGTTCGAGCCGTCGACGGCGACGCCGGTCAGCGTGTAGCTGTTGCCGTTCGCGAAAACGACGTTCAGCGTGTTCGTGCCGGAAACCGGGACGAGAACGCCGTTCACGCTCACATACTGGAAGCCGCGCACGTCGTCGACTGCGACGGTCGTTGCCGGCGCGCCGAGGGTCGTGCGAACGCGGGTGTTACCCGACAGGTATGCGCCGAACAGCTTGTTACGCGCGAGGCGGTCGAGCGATTGCATCGCTTGGACGCCGTTCACATGCGCGTTTTGCAGGAACTGCGACGCGATGCCGACGCGAGTCGTCACCATGTTAAGGTCCATCGTGTCGCCGTACATATCGATGCCGAGCGTGTACTGCTCGATCGTCCAGCCCGACGGCGTGAGACCGTTGTCGAGGTTCGTGTTGCCGGCCGGCGAGAGCGGAGCCGTAACCGGAGCCTTCAGGCCGCGGCGCGTCTTCGTGATCGTTTCACCGACCGCATTCGCGAACTTCTCGCGGTCAGCGACAGCGCGATACGTGATTTGCGATTCCAAGCCGCCTTGAAACTCGCGCGCCAGGAAACCTTGTTGGATTGCCGGTTGGAGAGCGGCGGGGAAATTGCTGATCGGCATGTGATGCGTTCCTTAAAAGCAAAAAGCCCGCGCAATGGCGGGCTTCGGTTTAGGTGTGTACTGCTCTGTGTCGGGCGGGACTTAGCGCGCTGCCTTCAGGAAAGCGGCCTTTGCTGCCTCGTAATCCTTCGATTCGACCTTGCGAACGTCGACCGGCTTCGGGTCGCCAGCGGGCGGCGGCTTTTGCGTGCTCGATGTGCTCGTCGTGCCGAAGAGATAGGGCTTTGCCTTCTTCGCGGCTTCGAACAGTTCATCAGCGCCGATCACGTCGCCGTTCTCGTCGAGCTTCACGCCGGAGAGGTCGAGCACCTTGAGCGCGTCGTTCACGTCGACAACGCCGTGTTTCGCGGCGACGGCTTTGAGTTCGGCGCGCAGCACGCGATCGTTCGCGGCTTTTTCAGCGGCGGTGAGCGCGTCTTTCGTGCCGGCTTCGAGTTCGGCGATTCGCGCTTGCGCGGTTGCAAGTGCGGTGTCTTTTTCTGCCGCCTTCAGGCGGTAGGATTTCGCCTCATCGCGCAGTTCGCTCACGTACTCGCGGGAGAACGATTCTTTCGGCGCTGGCGGTGCGGGCGGCGTCGAGTTGCCGCCAGTGTCGCCGTCGTTGTTGCGGAACTGAAAGAGGCCGGAAAAGCCGAGAATGACGCGAAGGAGATTCGAGATACGCATGTGGTTTGCTCCGATTAGTTGAGGGATTCAGCAAGGGCTTGCGCATCGGCGCCAGCCGCGCCCGCGAGAACCTGCGAGTCGTGATCGCTCATGTTGATGTGCAGCCCGAGCACGAGCGCGTCGTTCACGTCGCGGTGTCGATCAAAGCCGGATCGAAAAAGCGCAACCGGCCCCTCCTGAGAGGTGATGACGACAGCCGCGGATCGCGCGCCAATCGAAGCAACCAGCGCATCAACTAGCCGTTGGATTTCGTCGAAGTCTTGTGTGAGAGGCATCTGCCCGCCCTAAAAATGAAAAAAGCCCGCATCGAGCGGGCCGGTTCGGTTTTGCGCATCAGGCGCGGACTACTCAAACATATCGGGCGTGACGATGGTGCGCGCCACTTGCCCGAATCGTGCGTGATAGGTGATTGCGACAGCCGCACGTTCAGACAGCCATCCGCCGCGCGCCGCATACGCATCACGCGCTGCGATCGTCGGGTGTTGGATGACCGTCATGCCGCTGTGCTCTTTCTCTTCGACGTGATGCCTGTGACCCGTATGCGCGTATCTGCGTGTTGTTGCGCCCCAGACCTTCGGGAATTGAGCAGCGAAAAGCATCGGCAGGTCGCTGTTCTTCCGCATGTGGCCGTGATGGAACGCAATCAGCGTTTCGCCATGCTGATGCACGTAATACGGCAATTCGGACTCGATGACGATTACGCGCGGCTCGTTCTCATACAGCGCCTTGAACATCGCGCGCAACCAGATGCTTGATGCGAGGTCGTGATTGCCTTCCGCCATCAGCACGACGACTTGCTCATGACGCTCTAGCGCGAAATCGACAATGCGGCGGAGCACGCGGATCGCGGCGCCGACGATCTTTGAGAATCGCCCGTCTTGATCCAGAATGTGACCGTGCGTAGGCGTCACAGGAAGCATGCCGTCGCTGTGCAGGAAGTCGCCTAGCTGCGCGATCAACCCGGTCTTTGCGGCCGGAGCCGAATTGACCATGTGCAGGAACGCCGATACCAGCGTTCGCTCGGCGATTTTGATGTCCCAGTTCGCGTCAAGCGTCTCCTTCGCGGATGCGAGCATTCCGACGTGGCAATCGGTCAGCGTGTAGACGTTGCACAGGTCGGGCTTCGTGTCGCGCGGCTCTGCGATCGGGTCGACGCGCGGCAACTCTTTCGCCATCGCGTCGAACGCCTCGCGGATAATCGCCGCTTGGCGCTCGTTGTCGACCGCGCTTTTCACCCATTGGGCGCGCGGCTTGCCCTCCGCATCGAAGTACGTCGAGACGCCCTTCACGAGATACCCGTCGGGGACCGTGCGAGTCATCGCATGATCCGGCGAGTATCCCGACCGCGCCGCGCGCTTCTTCAGCGCGAGCATTGAATTGCTGATGGTGCCGCGACTGACGCCGAGCGCAGCAGCCGCTTTGCGTTCGGAGCCGTACTTGTCGACGGCTTCGATAAACTCGATTTGCCGCGGCGTCGCCCACTCGGTTAGACGTTTATCGCTCAATCAGCCTCCGTTAGTCGCCGGTGTTGTCCGGTGCCGGTTTGAGTTGCTTCGCCTTCGCGACTTCTGCGGCGTCCGCTTCTGCGGATTCCTTCGCGATGCGCGCAAGCTCGCCCGGCAGGTCTTCGACGTCGTATTGCTCGATGAGCGATGCGGTCGCCGTCTCTTTCGAGAGCATGTTTCCTTGCGTGAGCGCCGTCAGCGCGTTCGCCTCGTTGAGCTTGTCGCTCCATGTCGGCGCGTACCAGGCGGGCCACTTCAGCGCGAAAGGCTTTTCGGTGGCGATCGGCGCGATCTTTTGCCCTTCCGAGTCGACGAGTTGCGCTTTCTGCGACGCCTTCGCGATCATGCGATAGAGTTGCAGCAAGCCCTTCTCGCCGTAGGAGATGCGCAGTTTGTCGGCAAGCCAGATAAGCGCCTGATTCATCAACTCCATTGCGCGCCCTGACTGAGCCGCAGCGATCTTGTCGGCGTCCGCCTTGTTGCCGTGGATCGATTCGAGCGCCACTTGCCGCGCGAGCCGCACGTATTCGAGCAGCGCATTCGTGCCGTCGCCGCTCATTTCGAGCAGTTTCGCGTCGCCGTCAGCGCCGACCGTGATCGCGTTGCCCGCGCCCTTCGTGAGCGTGCCGCCTTGCCCGGTCGCCGGCTCTTTGATGAGCAGCGTCGGGTCGCTCTGATACTTCAGCGCGCGCCCGCCTTGCGAGAGCAGATAATCAATCTCGATGTTCGTGTCGATCGCCTTCGCGAACGTGCATTTGCCGTCGATGTCGTCGCCGCCCGGCAGGTTCTTCATCCAAACGAGCGGGACGAATCCGAGCTTGTGCGATACGCTGCGCTTGTCGTCGCGCGTCATCGTCTCCGGGTCGTTGTCTTTCGACACCGGCATCGGCTGAAACCACGATTCCGCGCTCGCATCCCACTCGCGGCGAAACCAGTGATCCTGCGCGAGCATGTCGTCGGCGATCGGATAGCCGAGCGCCTTGAGCGCGCGACCCTTCGTTTTGTACAGTTCGATGACCTTCGCCAGCGTGTCGGGCGCGTCGTCTTGCCAAACCGGGGTAAGGAACTGCGTGTTCATCACGGAGAAGAACAGGCGATTCTTCAGCACGCGCAGCAGCACCGCAGCCGATCCGACTGAGCCGCGCGTTGCGGCGTCGATCATTACCTCGTTCAGATAGCAGTCTTTCGCGATGCGCTCCAGACCTTCGGCGGCGTCCGCGTTCTCGCTCGTGACGGTCGGGAAGTGCTCTTCGGAGAACAGCAGGCCGACCGAATCATCGACGACTTCGGAGCACAGCGCGAAACGCACAGACGGGCGGCGCTCGCGCAGCGGTATGTATTCGTCGGCGTCCGATTTCTCGGTGTGGAACGAGTGGGGCAGCACGTCGTATTGCGCGCCGTCGAGAACAGCCGTTAAGCAGCCGACTGTGTGCGCGCGGTCTGGAAGGTCGTTATCCTTCGGGTGTTTGTCGCGGAGCGTTTTCCACATTCAATGAATCCGGTATTTGGTGAGGTGCGTTGAGCCGATCAGCCCGCCGTCGGGTTTGCGAGTGAGCACCGCGGAAACCGTGTCGACGTCCGCCTCTTCGAACATGGCTTCGATGTTTGCCTGCGCGTATTCAGGCGCGATGTCATGCAGTGCATGCAGCGTCGAGAACGGTTGAACTTTCATGTGCAGCCTCGATGCGCTTGCGCGCGATTTCGAAATAGCCGGGATCACGCTCGATGCCGATGAAATTGCGGCCGGTGTTGGCGCAGGCGACGCCACACGTACCCGACCCCATGCAGTTATCGAGCACCGTGTCGGCTTCGTTCGTGTATGTGCGAATCAGGTACTCCATGAGCGCGACGGGCTTTTGCGTGGGGTGGACGGTCTTGCCTTCCGAGGCGATGCCAATAATCGAGCGCGGATAATTCTCGAATTCCTGCAGCGAATCCTTATCCGACTTGCCGTAATTGCCGCCGTTGTCGCCGCCCCTGCGAATAGTCGGAACCGCCTTTCTAACCAACCCCTGCGGGTTGTATGTCGGCTGCTTTTCGTAGAACACGAGCACGTTTTCGTGCGTCTTCATCGGCTGCAGCTTCGCGTTTAGATGCCCCGTTGCGCGCGTCTTGTGCCAAATCCACTCATAGCGCAGCATCCCGAGATTCGATGCGCCAAGCACCTTGTCGAATGGAGGCTGCGCCGTAAGGACTATCGCGCCGCGGCAAATCCGCTTGTAGTGCGCCCATAGCGGCGCGAACGGAATCACCGAATCCCACTTGTTCTGAGTCGTGCCGTAGGGCAAATCGCACAGGATCAGATCGACCGACGCCGGGGCGAGCGTCGCCATCACCTCTAGGCAATCGCCGAGGCGCAAATCGTGATGCATGGGGTTCCTATCGGTGAATGTGATCGGATTGGATGCGTTTGGCCGGGATATGGACGAATTTCGTGAACAGGTAATAGCCGATCGCGTCGGGAACGTGATCGAAGCCGAGTTCCTTGTCCGGGTCGTTCGTGCCTTCCTTGTAGACAAGCTGTTCGAGGCACTTGACCGTCTCTTTGCACGACGGGTCGACGAAGTAGTGACGTTTGCCGTCTGCCGACTTGATGCGCCCGTTGACGTAGTTGATCCGGTCGCGCACCAGCGGGTGAGCGTCCATCGCGATGACCTTGAAGCCATACGAGCGAAGTATCGAAATATCCGTTTTGCCCTGCGCGCTCGTCTTGCGTTGTGCGCCGGCCGGGTCCGGATAGATCGTGATGTGATCGAGCTTCGGTTGCGTCGGGTCGAACGACGGAAGACCGTAGGCATCGCGCAGCACGCCCGCCATTTCGTCGGTGTTCGACGTCGGAATGACGTGCTCGGCGATGCACCAGATTTCGCCGTTCGCTTGCTCCTGATGCACGACCGCTGACATTGGGTTGACGTTAAAATCCATTCCGATGTGCAGCGGCAGCGCCGGGTTATATGCGCAGGGCTTGACCGACTCGCGCCGATGGAAGTCGTAATAGACGCGCCCGGAATAGTTCTCGAACGAGCCTTCGTATTCCTGGCGGAACGTGCGCGGGTCTAGCGTGCGCCGAGCGGCCTCGACTTCTTCGGGCGGGACGTTGCCGCCTTGCACCGACGTATAGAGCCATGACTTGTGATCAGGCTCGCCGCCTTCCTGCCCGGCAACCCATGAGTCATAGCAATGGTTGAAGCCCTTCGGCGTGCCGATGCGCAAGCAATGGCCGCCGACATACTTCACGCCGTCGATTTCGTATTTGCACGTCGAGAGCATCGGGCGCAGAACTTCCTTCCACGCCTCATAGGGGCAATCCGCCCATTCGTCGACGAGCGCGAAGAACAGGCCGGAGCCGCGCAGGTTGTCGTATTCGTTCAGCCCGACAATCCGGATGATGTGGCCGGTCTTGAGCAGGATGAAACATTCCGACTCGTTCGGCTTGCTGTCCATCCATGCGCGCGGTATAGCTCGCTTCAGCCGGCGCCAGAACACGCGCTTGGCCTGCTTGAACGTCGGCGCGGCGTACCAGATTTCGTCGTCGGGGCTAACCTTCCAGCGTGCCGCCAGTTGAGCCGCGCGCCGCATCTCTTTTGCGCCGAGGAACGTCTTGCCGAAGCGTCGGCCGCACACGGCATCGCGGAAGCGGGCTTTCGGTTGCCATCCCCACGCGTAAATGTTCGCTTGCTTCGCCGTAAGCTGGATCGACTCGAATACGCTCGTCGGTCCCGTTGGTCGTTTCGCCATGTCAGAGAATCGGCTTTTCGGGGATCGGCTCATCCGGAGAGATGAATGTGTCCGTCGCGGTCATATCGCTGTCGTCGCCGCCGCTAGAGTCGCGCAGCATGTCCGCGCGCGTCTTTTCTAGCGACTCGATGCGCCGCGCCAGGCGTTCGACGTGCTCGCCGTAGTCGACGCGTTTGCGCACCGTCTCGTCGCCCGGCCCAAACTCCGACGCCTCGCGGTCGTGCTTCTGAATGACTTCGAGGCCGTGTTTCGGGTCGTCTTTCCACGCCTTAGCTTCAGCATCGAGCGCGCGCTGCATCCGGAAGCGGAGCAGGGTGATTTCGTCGTCGAGCGATCCGAGCCGCGCGCTCACGTCGTCGAAATCCGCCTTTTCCTCGTCGGTGAGGTGCCGGCCGTAGATGCCGTGTTTCTTCGCGTTCTGATTGCCTTCCGGCGCTCCGTCCGACAGCCCGCCATGCACGCGGCAGACTTCCTTACCCGGAACCGCCTTTGCTGCGCACTGCGCGCCAGTGGAGCGCGCGAACGCTTTGCATTGCACGCGCTGCATTGAAATCTCCTGTTGACATACGCTCTCCTTCGGGTAGTATTTCAGGTCAGCACAACCCGAAAGAGAGAGCACGAATGAAAGATAAATCGAAGCCGGCCGCGATTGAGCGACCGACGCGCACCGTGTACGTGAACCTGTTCGCGAACGGTCACGCCGACTGGTTCGACACCGAAGCCGAAGCCCGCGCGGGATTGAACGCTCGC